ATAAGCACGTTGTAAAATTTCCATTTCTATTTCAAAACGTAATAATCCATTACAATACATTTCTTTTATTTCAGTAAAAGTAATAACCTTATATACTGCTTGATAAATAAGACTATCAGCATCAAATAAAACTATTTTTTTCATAATAATAAAAGTGCTTTTTGTTGTAATTCAGTTAATTCAAACTTCGCTTGTAATTGTTCGATACTAAATTCCCCGTTACGTATTGCTTCAACAGCTTTTTCAAAACGTTCATTATCTATTTTTTCAGCTTTCTTGTTGTTTTTTGAATCAGGGTCGCTTTCAGTTTCATCAATTAAAAACAAACCATTCAATGCGTATTTACGTGCGTAACTTGAAGCTGTGCCAGTACATTGTTCAGATGACATTCCTTTGTGTTCGCTAAGTTCTGCCCAACCTAAAACTTCTGCTATACCACCTTCGCATTTTAATGTTGCTGTGGCTTTTAAAAATAACTTGTTGCCTACTTGTTCAATACTATCACTAAGTATTAATGTTGCTCCGTGTTTTAGTAAAATAGGCTTTGCTGATTCTAAGATTTGCTCAGCACTACGATACTTGTAATTTCCGAACTTGTTTAAACTTCCCTTTGGACATTTTAATTCTGCCTGAATTTCTAATAACTTTTTCATAATATAAATTTTAATTGTTTACAAATATAACTATATTTTCTAATATAATACTAAAGAATAAAAAAAATTATAAAAATTTCTTTAACCCAGTTGCACATCGTTCAATGCTGTTAGCTCGTTCCTGAAGGCTTTGGATTTGTTCTTGGATTGTTTGCTTACAATCGCTTGTAAAATAACCGTTAGACGTAGCAATCAGAGGGATGATGCCATTTGTGCGAATGTAGTTAACCATTTTGCGTAAACGAACGCCAGTCATTTTAATTTTATAACCTCTTGCTAAAAGATATTCGTTTAATCGGGTTACTATTAATTCACTTTTAATTGGATTCGCCTTTTTGTAGTTTCGAAACCCGTGAACAACAATAGGTAAAATCTCCATTTCTTCGCTTGTAAGTTCGTGTGTGAACTCTTCAAAATTTGTTACGCTCATAATATAGTTTTTAATTGTTAAGTCAAAAGTAATTATTCTTTTTAATATAACTCTAATTCTTTTATCTTTTTTTTATAGATGTTAATTATTTCCTTTAACTCTTCCTTTGTAAACTTCCGTGTTTCCTTGCTTTCAGCTTCTAATATGTTAAATCTTTCAATGCCTATCTTTGAAATAAGTCGCGTTCTATACTCCAAAAGATTCCCAGATAAAAACTGATTACACGTAATGCAAGAACTATGAACGTTATCTTCATTAAATCGAACGTTGTAATGGTTGTTAGCATTCCAAAAATGCGAAGCGTTTACACGTCCTGTAATTGGTTTATCGCAGCTTATACAAGGTAACCCCTTATCTCGTAGGTTTATCCATTTGTTAAACACCTGTTGGGTTAATTTAAGGTGGTCGCTTAATGTCATTAAATCCAGTTTCGCTTTTGCTTTCGTCTTTTTCCAAATCTTTTCCTTTTCAGATTCTACCCAAACACGAACGCACTCAGATTCTAAACAATACTTTTGATTAAAGCGGATAGGCTCAAACTTCTCTTTGCAGTTTTTACACTTCATAGATTTAAGTTTTTAATTATCTTATAAAGAACATTTACTACTATTGAATTACCTGCTTGTTTATATGCTTGTGAATCACTAACATTCCAAGTAAATGTATCAGGAAAATCCATAAGCCTAAAACATTCTCGTGGTGTTAATCTTCTTATTTTATATCCATCAGTTGTTAATGGTTTACCGCTTCCGTCCTCTCTTGCTCTTGCACAAATTGTAGGTGCGTTTCCGTCTTTTCGCCATCTGTAACCATCGTCTTTTCTATAATCACCAATCATTATTTGTTTAGGCTGTTTATAATCTGTTGCACTTAAACAACTCATTGAATCAGTATTTGCGTCGTATACAGAACCACGTTCACCACCTTTATTTAAATTTGCTATTTCACCATTCGTTTTTTCTTGGAATGTAATTAACTCTAACATCTTTTCACTCAAAAAATACTTTTCAAGATTACTTTCGACTTTAATATATTGTCCATCAAAAGGAATTTTATAATATCCAGCAACTATACATTTAGAAATATCTGAAACTTCTTTAACCAACATATTTTTATTTGCTTCTGATTTCAAACATTTTTCAATTGCTGCATCGGATAAATAAAATTTTCTCAAAACTTCTTCCTCCAGGACATCCTTTAATCTTTTACTAAGATGCTCTTCTCTTGGGAACTGAAAATTATTATCCGAGTCTTCACGAATACCAATCAAAAAAACTCTCTCTCGGTTCTGCGGAACTCCGTGATTTTTTGCGTTCAATACTTGCCAATATAAATGATAAGGAACTGATTCTTCATAAGGAAATATTACAGGAACACCATTAATTGATTTTCCACCTAACATATTAACCCATTCTTGAAATGTTTTACCTCCATCATCTGAAAGCAATCCTTTTACGTTTTCAAAAATGAAATAACGTGGTTTATTCACTTGGATGAATTCGTAAGAATTAAAAAACAATATTCCTCGTTTATCGTCTTTTCCTAATCTTTTACCAGCTAAACTAAATGCTTGACAAGGGGGTGATGTCATATAAATATCTAAACTTTCACTTGGAATTTCACGTTCATAAACGTTTGTTGGATAATATTCAGGTTCTCCGTAGTTATGTATGAATGTTTGTCGTGCATATTTATCCATATCACAAGCGAATAATTCTTTATATTCAATTCCTAATCTGATTAAGGCTTGATTAAATGCGCCAACACCGCTAAAATCACTTCCTACTTTTATCATAATTCATAATTTTTAGTTTTTAATTGTACTTCTAAATCCTTTATTTTGAATTTCTCCTCCATTAATAGCTTTTCAAGTCTGAAATTCTGCTGTAATGCTGTTCTAAGTTCCTTTTCCATAGCATCGTAACTTATTTTTACTTGTTGTAAGTCTGCTAAGCTACGTTCCATTGAATGTATTAAATCATATCTATTTGATGCACGTTCTTTTATTTCTTCAAGACTTAGTTTAATCTTTAAATAAGTAGTGTCTAAGTTTACTTTGCCAGTTATAATTGTCAATTCATCCATTTATTCGTGTTTTTGTAAGTTATAATTTGCAATTTATCCCGTTTTATCCCGCCTAACTTTTCAGACCTTATAATTTTGTTAAGGTAGTTAAGGTTGTTAAAGTAGTTAGAACGGAACATCGCCTTTACTTTGTTTCATCTTTTCGCTAAACGAAAGTAATTCTTTTCCGTTAACTATATCGGGTTGGTTTAAAGGTAATTCTTTAGGCTTTGTTAATTCGTGTTTTCTTTGAGCGTAAACTTTGTTTCCAAATTTGTCTAACATATAATACTGATATTTTTGTGTGTCCAAATATAGCTTGTAAGTTCCGTTTTTTGAAACTCCTTTTGGTTTGCTCTTTGCAACTTTTAAATGAACTTCGTTTTCTTTTGCTCCTGTTCCATCAGGTAAAGCTAAATCAGTTGGTGGCCTCCAAGGAATTAAAACGCTTAAACCTTTTCTAAACCATACTTGTCCACCTGCAAAATCTCGTGCACTCGGTATAGGAAAATAACTTATATCGGTTCCTGCAATTGTTTTAGCGTGTACTAATGGTTGGTCTCTTACGTGGTTTATAATGCAGTTATGTCTATTCGTTTTTCTTGCGTTTCTTCGTGCCATTCCTAAAATACGACTTAAATATTTATCTTCTCTTCCTAAGTCAGAATGTATAAAGTTTTCAGTTAGTTCATTCCAAGGGTCAATTGTTGTGGTATGGATTGTTATTTCGTGTTTACGTTCTATCTCATCTACTAACTCGTAAAACTTTTCAAGCGTTAAATCTTCGTCTATTGGGTCTATAATTATAAAATGCTCATCAATAAACATTTGCGCTCGTGTTAATTCAGCGTTATTCATTCCAAATTCTCCTTGAGTAAATGGTTTACCTATGTACTTATAACAAAGTTCTGCGTATATTTCAGCAGCACTACCTGTTTCAGGTGAAAATACAACGTGATTCCAGTTATGTAAACACGAAAGGTTTATAAGAAACTCAAACCATATTTCAGTTTTACCACTTGCAGGAGCTGCTCCTATGTAAGTTGTGCAACCTTCTTTAATTGTATATGGTAACAATTCCCAATCCCAACCTATTGATTTACCTTTAACCTGCTTTTCGTGTCTTATGGTAAAAAGTTCGTCATTTAATTCATTTAGTCTTTTATACATAGCTTAGTCAATTACAATTCGTGGTTGTTTAATTTCTTCTTTTGGCAAATATGATAAAGTATTTAATAACGTAGACTTCCAATTTTTTATTTTATTTTCTTTTCCTTTTACGTTTGTACACCATCCGCTAATTATCCAAGCATCGTATTTATGTTTAACAGCTTGTTTATTAATGTTAGGTTCTTTTTCAATAGCATATTCTAAAAATTCAGAAAACTCAGGTATATGTGTTTCTTTGTTCTTTGTTTCTTGTTTATTTATACTAACAATGCTTTTGCTTTGCTTTGTGTCGTGCTTTTGCAGTGCTTTGTCTAATGCTTTTGTATCTGCTTTGGTAAAATTTACAATAGCAATTATATTACTTGAATACTGATTTGATGATTTTTCTAATAACTTAATAAAACCAAAATCAATAAGTTCATTCAATCCTTGCGAGTATGTTCGCCAATTTTTAACTCCAATAGCTTCCATTACCATTTGAGAAGGTAAACCAAATTTTTCCTTCCAACCTAATCTATTGCAATGTTCAATAGCAAAAAAATAAATAGCCGAATGAATTGGTTTAATTCTATCAGGATTCTCAAAAGCAAAATCCCAAAACTTTCTACTTAGTTCATAGCTGTTCATCTGTTAGTTTTATATAATCAACTAAACATTTAATTTCATTTTCATCCATAATGTAATAAGTAGTTCCGTGACCATTTAAAATTGAAACCATTAATTCTTTATCACTTGTTCTGTAAAATTCAATTTCACCATCTGCATTTTCTGACTTAATTAATAACATCATAATTTAAAATTTTAGTAAATAAAAAAACCCCTTAAATCCTTTGGGGCTTCACGTCCAAATTCATTAAGAGGTTCAATAACATCTTTAGGTTTTATAGTGTGAAGCCAAACCGTTTACAAATATACTAATTATTTTTTAATCAAATTCAAAATTCTTGTAAAAATTATTTGATATGTTAACACGAATTTTCCAGCGCTTTAACTTTCGATAGTCTATCTTTTGCTTAGGATTGTAGATTATCATAGCTTTTCTTTCTTTAGTTTCTCTAAATATAATACTGCGTCCATAAGTTCTTCCTGAAGGTGTTGTATCCATTCTAACGTACTTAAATCGTTCCTATCTAATGTTACTCCGTATTTCTCTATTCCAACGTCTGAGCGTTGTTTAAATTGATTAATAACGGATTCTACTATACTATCTTTCATAGCTTTTCAATTTCAGTAACTACTTCTTTTAAAAATCGAATCCGGTCTAAACTCATCGTTTCCTGAATTCTTTGGTGTGCTGTAAAGATTGCGCAGTTTCGCGCTTTTCTATAATCTTTTAAGTCAAGACCTATGTAGAACTTATCTACTAACTCTATTGCAAATTCTTTTGGTGTCATACTTTAGATTTTACTATTACTTCATTATGGTTAATTACTTTAAAACTTCGAGTGCGTTCGTATTTCTGCATAAACTGGAGACTCATTTTATTATAAACGTCCTCGTGGTATTCCTTACCTTGTAAAAGTAATTCTTTTAAGCGTTCTATTTGCTGTAATAAAATAGCTTCGTTTGTCCATTCAAACACTGCTGTAACTTCTTTAGCTTTCATTCTATTCTGATTTAAAGGTTTCATTAAATTCTTTGATTGACTTACCTATTCTGCCCATACGATATGCTTCTGTAAGTCTTTCATTCTCCATTTCTTTGGCTTGTTCAAGTATCTTAATAGCACTTTCATATCCTTGTGAAATATCTAATTGCTCAAATAACCATTCTACTGCTGTTTGATTATATTTACGTTCTCTTGTATCTCCATTAAAAAATTCTTTCATTCTATTCTGATTTAAAGGTTTCGTTGTAGTATTGTTCTGTTGATGATTCACTATCCCAA